TTTCTCTTCAGTCACAGGGCCACCTGAGATCCACGCATCACAAGTGCGTGCCGAAGCGCATTTGAAATCAAAGGATTCGCAGTAGCCGAGGTCTCCGGCTTTAACAACATCAATAGCGTCGTTGCCAACTTCATTGCCAAGACCTTGCTTGATGCAATCAAGCATTGATTCGGTTTGAATAAAAGCGGCACAGTTCCCGCAAGTTTGCTTTTTAGCGTCTTCTGCGGTGACGTCCCAACGATCAGCCTTCTTTGCCCAGAACTTCACGTTTGGTTCTGCTGGATTGAGGGGTCCGTAACCAGCAGTTTCAATAGCCTTTTGGCGATTCTTCAGGTTGACAGCAACTTCCTGCGTTGCAGGAGGACAGTCACCGTCGGCCTTCTTCTTCATGCTGGCCTTGGAGATTTCCTCGCGAACAACATCCTTCATGTGACCCTCCCCGCGCCTGCCAATCGCAAGCCACTTGATCTGGGCGATTACGCCGGGAAGAAGGAAGTCTCCCTCGTGGCGCGCCACCCAAGCCTCGCGAAGTTCGAGTGCTTTGATCTGATCTTCAGTCTGAGCGACTCCGCCTTGTTCAGCGATCTTCGTGAGAATCGTGTACTGGTCGTCGCCCTTGATGTTGCCACCAGCATCCCAAATCTTTGGATGCTCTTCTTTGATCATTGCAGCAAACTGACGATCAAACATTGGCCACTTGGACTTCTTGAAAGAAGTCACACGGTCATCACCATTGTCCGCTTTAATCGAAATCGTGGCAGTCAACTGGTTTGCACCGTGAAGAACTGGGGATACTTCGTACAGTTCAACTTCGCGAAGCAAATTGGCTTGACGGGCATTGTCGTAGTCGGCCTTAAGGGTTTTGTAACCGATCGACCATTCCTGATCAGCCCCAAAAAACACAACATTGGCAAACGCTTCGCGTCCACGTTCTGACTTCAGGTTGAACTGGACGCGAGCGAATAGGCCACCGATTCCGGCGTTTCTCATTTTTCCGGGAAGACGGGGATCCTTGGGTCCAACTTCGTAGATTTCAAGAACTTTGCCGATTGGGTGGTTCCAATCGTGACCCCAGACGACTCGTGGGCGGCGACGGGCAAGGCTTCCGGTGAAGGCTCCGGGCATGCAGATATCGCCAACAGAGTCCTTGTTTCCGATGCCAGCAACAAAACATTCGACAATTCCTTCTGCCTCGTCAACTGAGAGTTGACCGGGAATTGCCTTTGTCGCGAAGTTCTCGTTCATTTGCGCCTCTTGTAGCGGGGTTTGTACAAGAGTACGACAGGTTTGCAGATTGTAGGGAATAGTTTCTGTAAATCATCACGAGTTTACAGAAATGGTTTCTTTATTCTTGCTCTTTACGCCATTTGCGCATGTTGATGAAGTTGATGGTCCACCACATGAAAGACATGGCAATGAAGCCGGGCTTGCCGTAAATGGTGCTGTAGATAAACCAAGGAATTGAGTGAACCAAAACAATGGCCCAGCCCCACCAAATCTTCCGACCAACAAACCACATGCCAATAATGCCTGTGATTTCAAAGACGAAAAGGACCCAAGTCCAAACAGTCTCAGCACTCATAATGTCAAGAGTTTATCTTAGAGCCAGCGCAACTTGCAACGACAATTAATCGTCAAATGTGCAGGCGCCAACGGGTCTCCCGGGAAACGCAACGAATACCCTTCAACCTTGAAACCGTCTGCAAACGGCACACGCTTGCCCTCTAGGCTGCGGTGCTGTGAGCGAACCTTGGCGTCACGTTGAGTCACCCATCGCTTCATGAATACACGACGTTGATCTTCCGGTCGTCCTTGGGCCTCGCCTTGCTCTCGCTCAGCACGAGCGGCACGAGCCGCTGCAAGATAAACACCAGCGTTGTACGCAGTCTGTGATTCCTGCTCAGCAATCAAACGACGCCTACGGCCCATAAGTTCAGCAAAGATTGCTCCAAGGGCTGTTCGGAGAATCGAAGATCTGTCTTCATTTCCGGAAAGAAGCATCACGACAAGAATTGCAGCAAGAATCTCTTCGCGAGTGGTTTCATTTGACTTCTTGACTCGCTGCATCTGCTCATCAAGGTATTGCTGTAAATCCTTCTGACTGATCGGCTCCTCACCGTCAGGCACACCGTCCTCCCAAGACGATTCAGCAGCCTCAGTCACGATTGCAGCAAGGACCGGACGCAGGTCTTCTTCAAGTTGCTTATCCCACGTCACCTTGTCAAAAATCATGTCCACATCAAGATCGCGTGTTGTCAAAGCCTTACGGGCCTTAGCCCCTGAAGCCTTTTCAATAACGACTCGCTGCTGACGTTCAAACAGTCGCTCAAGGGAGCGATCCAAGATTTCAGTCCAACGGTCAACGGTCTGTTCAGCCTTGATTTCCCACTCTTCCGGCTCACGCTTATCCGAAAGACCCTTGAACATCATTGCGCCATCACGCAACGCTGCTTCCTGTTCAGGAGTTGGTTCCGTGGGGGTTTCCGTGACGGGTGCAGCACCTTCTGGTGCCATGACTTCCGGAACGGGCTGACCGGGTGCGAGTTCCATGCCGGGTACGGCGCCCGGGGGCCCCTGTTCCACTCCAACCATGTCTACCGGTTGCTGCTGTTCTGGGTTGAACGGCTTCTCCGTGTTTCCAATTGGCGTGAGGTTCGGATTCGCAAGTAGCGAGTCCATCAGTTCGGATTCAACAGTGTTGCGCCCGGTTCCGTCACGATATTCGTTGCCTGAAATAAGGCCGTTATTGAACTCATCCATCAGGTAACGCTGACGTTCCTGCTTGGCAATGATCAGAATCGGAACTGATGAGGTGTCAAAGTCGACATAATTTTTCTCATCAAGTTCGTCAAGGGCTCTAGCAATAACCTCAAGGTGGGGCTGCATTGTTTCCATCCAGAAAACACGCAACTCCTCAGAAGCATTGGAGAATGTGCGACCAGAGGCATTACCAATAACTGACTCCGGCACACCAAACGCTGCAAGAATTTCTTCTTTGGTGATCTGACGCATCTGAACATACGCAGCATCACGAGGATTCGATGAGGTGTCGACGAAGTCAACGCCATCATCAGATGCAATAACTGACGTAGCACCAGTCCTGTTTAGATTTCCACGAAAGCGTGAACGAAGTTCTTCTTTGTCGTCCTCGTCCATCTCGCCGCGAACAACAAGAAGGCCACCGGGTCGACCGTCGTTAAGTAAGAAATTTCGGTTGTAAATCTTTGCGAGGTTTTCAATCTCAATGGCAACCCCAGCGGTTTCCATTGGCGTTAGCGAAAGGTATGGATCAAGCGGGTGGGGGCGACGGATCCAAATAACACTGTCCGGATCGATTACTTTTTTGTAACCACCGGGAAGTGAAACTTCAAAACCCGAAACAAACTTTTTAGCGTCAGGGATTGGAGCGGTGTGCTGAGGCGGGAGCAGATAAAGAGCGTTTACTTTTCCGTCGCGTCCACGGACCTTTTCGATAAACACGCCTCTTGTTGACATCAAGAGTTGTGATGACACCCTGAAGCGAAAAATAAAGGAGTTTTCACCTTCATTGCTCTTCGAGTTCAGCAGAGTGAGCAGGTCATCTTTTTTGTTGATAATTTCACCGTTGGGTGAGTTATCTTTTCGCAAAACCATTGGGAGTCGTGCTTGGTTGCCTGAAATGGCGTCAATGCAACGAAAAACCCAAGTAACCCGTTGAACGCCTTCACGGTAGGCTTTTTCGATGTCCCAAGAGTCGCGATAGGGGCGACCAACCGAATTGGGATTTAGTGAAACCGGCGCACCAACGCCAACGGTTCCACCTTTGGTTTGAATCCCAGTATTGAGACTCTTAGTCTCCGATTTGTTCCATGCCATCAGTCAGATCCCAGCAAGTACGCGTACAGGCCACTGGTAACACCGAGCGTGACGAAACCAGCCGGAAGGTAAATTAAGAACGCTCCCACAGTAGTACATGTTACAAACAGTGACATCAGTACATATGCAGCAAACTCCCTAGTTTGAGGAAAAACCCAGAACTTCTTGACTGGGAGTTCATTTATTGACTTGTCGTCATCTGGCACTGTTGAAACCTATTCTCTTGGATAGACAGATACTACAATCTCAGAAGTACAAAGGCTGACGGTGAGGTCCTGTGACTGATTGGAACAAAGTTTTAGACTACCTTCAGCCGAAGGAGTCACCTTTCTGCCCTGAGGAACCATCCTTAACTCAAAAAGTTTTTCTTCGCACTTACGCCATCGAGGCGTTATTTGGCGGTGCTGCTGGTGGTGGAAAATCTAGCGCATTGTTGATGTCGGCGCTTCAATATGTGGATGTGCCCGGATATTCTGCAATTCTTTTCCGTAAAACCTTCGCTGACCTTTCACTTCCCGGCGCTCTAATGGATCGCGCCAAAGAATGGCTCGCTCACCATGAAGAGATTCACTGGAACGCCAATTCGTATGTTTTTACCTTCCCATCCGGGGCAAGACTTTCTTTTGGATATTTGAACAAT